AATAGATCTCAATATCAAGCTTTATCAAACAAAACATCTACAGGAGTTCCAACACAATATTTTGTTCAAAGGTTTATTGATAAGGTTACAATAACTTTATACTTAACACCTGGTTCTGATCAGGCAGGAAAATTTATAAATTTTTATTATGTAAAAAGAATACAAGACGTGGGTGATTATACAAATGCAACTGATGTGCCTTATCGTTTTGTGCCTTGTATGTGTGCAGGATTAGCTTATTATCTTGCAATTAAAAACGCACCGCAAAGAGTTCAAGAATTAAAATTATTATACGAAGATGAATTACAAAGAGCTTTATCAGAGGACGGCTCATCATCTAGCACTTACATTAGTCCTAAAGTTTATTATCCGGAGGCGTAATGGCATTATCTTCAGGTAAATATGCAAAATTTATATCAGATAGATCAGGACAAGAGTTTCCATATTCTGAAATGGTTATTGAATGGAATGGAGCTAGAGTTCACATATCTGAATTTGAAAAGAAACATCCACAAATAGAACCAAAATCACATTCAGCAGATGCACAAGGTTTATTAAATGCAAGACCTGATAGAACAGAACCTGAAGTGGCTAGAGTTTTAACTTTAAATCCGTTTAAAATTACAAATGGTTCTACAACAGTAACTGTATTTGAAGAAAATCATGGTAGATCTACAAGTGATACTGTTAGATTTAGAAATGGACAGGGTTCTTTTGGTATAACAACTTCAGATATAAATAAATCTGCGGGATTTACAATTACCAAAGTTGATGCTAATAATTACACATTTACAGCTGCTGGAACAGCAACTGCAAATACAAATATTGGAGGAGGAAGTTTATCGGCTGGACCGGTAACACTATCAGCATAATGGCAGGATTAAGCGCATCAGGATTAAAAACACAAATTAAAAGTTATACTGAAACAGATTCAAATGTTTTAACAGATGCTGTTTTAGAAAATATTATTTTAAATGCTCAATACAAAATATTTAGAGAAATTCCAATAGATGCAAATAGAAAACAACAATTAGGTAATTTAGTTGCTGGACAAGAATCTATTAACTGTCCTGCAGGAGCTGTATTTATTAGAGGTATACAAGTTTACGATACCGCAGGATCAGAAACTACAGGAGCTAATAGATGGTTAGAGAAAAAAGATTATACTTACTTACAAGAGTTTCAAGATGTAACGGGCACATCTGCAGCACAAGGTCAACCTAAATACTATGCTATGTTTGGTGGTGCTACAGGAGAGTCTGACACTACATCTGGACGTATAGCTTTTGCTCCAGTTCCTAATACTACATATAGATTTAGGGTTCACTTTGATAAAGCACCTGATCTTTTAGAGGGCGATAATACTAATTATATAAGTCTTAATTTTCCAAATGGATTATTATATGCGTGTCTAGTAGAGGCATACGGCTTCTTAAAAGGCCCAATGGATATGTTGACATTATACGAACAAAAGTATAAACAAGAAGTACAGAAGTTTGCTGCAGAGCAACTTGGTAGACGTAAAAGGGACGACTACACAGATGGTACAGTACGTATTCAAGTCCCTTCACCGACACCATAACAGGAGATTAATTATGGCAATAACATCAGCAATATGTTCAAGCTTTAAACAAGAGCTTTTACAAGGTAAACACAGTTTTGAATCTTCAGGTGGACACACTTTTAAAATTGCCTTGTTTGATAGTGATGCAAGTTTAGGTGCTTCTACAACAGACTATTCAACATCAGAAGAAATTACAAATACATCAGGATCTGCATACACTGCAGGTGGAGCAACTCTTACAAACTCAGGTGTATCTTTATCTTCAACTACAGCTTTTACAGACTTTTCAGATGTAACTTATTCATCTGCTTCTTTCACTGCAAATGGTGCATTAATATATAATACAACAACAGACGGTGGTTCATCTACTACGGATGCTGTTTGTGTAATTGCATTTGGCGGTGACAAGACGGCTAGTAATGGAACTTTCAAAATAGAATTTCCTACAGCAAATTCAAGTAGCGCAATCATCAGATTAGCATAGGAGGCCGACCATGTCGGTATCTTCAGGATGGGGCAGGTTCACCTGGGGCCAAGCTAATTGGAATGAAAATCAAAAATTTGGAGCAGGTTGGGGAGCCAAGACTTGGAATGAACAATCTTGGGGAGATCTTAATGATGTAACTGTTTCTTTAACAGGTCAAGAAATAACTTCCAGCATGGGTATAGAAGGCTGGGGTAATAATACTTATGGTCAAGGTTCTTGGGGCGAGTTTGCAATTACAATTGGTTTAAGTCCAAACTTTGATATTAGTGGTGTAGAATTTTCAGCTAGCGCAGGTTCTTTATCAGGAATTGGTTCTGCAGTTGTAGAGCCATCAGGTGTCTCTGCATCATTTAGTGTTGGATCATTAGCAGTTGAATCAGATGCTAATGTATCTATGTCAGGTCTTTCTTCATCATTTGCATTAGGCGCTGTAACAGTTGCTGACATGGCTGTTGGTTTAACTGGTCAAGAAGCAACTTTAAGTCAAGGAACTGCAATCGCACCAAACGATACTGTTCAACCATCAGGTTTATCTATAACCTCAGCTCAAGGAACTGCAGTTGGATCTTCTAGTAATCAGGTTGATGTATCAGGATTTTCAATGTCCGCATCTCTTGGAACAGCAGTTGCACCAAATAATACAGCAGTCATATCCGGTCTTTCAATAGAAACTCAATTAGGATCAATTGTTGGATTAGGTGGAGCCGTAGCTCAACCCACAGGTCAGTCTGCAACCGCTAGTGTAGGGGCTTTAGATCCTAATGATATGACTCTTGGATTATCGGGTCAATCATTTAGTGCTAGTATTGGTTCTGTATCTATAGCAGATATTCAGGTTGGATTAACTGGTCAATCAGCTACATTTAGTATTGGATCAGTTAATATTTTTGCTTATGGCGATGTTGACACTGGCTCAAATACATCTTATAGTAATGTTTCAACTGGATCGAATGATACATATTCGGATGTTGCAACTGGATCAAATACAAGTTATAGTGACGCTGCATAGGAGATAAATTATGGCATCAACATTTACACCTTTAGGTGTTGAACTTCAAGCAACTGGTGAAAACGCCGGTACATGGGGAACAAAAACTAATACTAATTTACAACTTATTGAACAAATATCTGGTGGTTTTACAGCGCAATCAATTGCTGGTGGTGCACAAACTACAGCTCTTACTATTACTGATAATGGGACTGGTGATGTAGCGGGTCACAGAATGATTGACTTTACTGGTTCAATTACTGGAAATCAAATTGTAACAATACCTTTAGATGTTCAAACTTTTTATATTTTAAGAAACTCAACTTCAGGAGCATATACAGTTCAGTTTAAATATGCATCAGGATCTGGTTCTACATTTACTTTTTCAGCAACAAACAAAGGCACTGCAATAGTATTTGCAGCAGCTAACGATGGAACTAATCCAGATATCATACAAATTCAAACAGGTGGAGATGTTGTTGATGATACATCCCCACAATTAGGTGGAGATCTAGATACTAACAGTTTTAATATAGCTTTTGATGATGCACATGGAATTAATGATGAGAATGGAAACGAGCAAATAGTATTTCAAACAACTTCATCTGCGGTAAACCAATTAGATATAACTAACGCTGCAACAGGTAATGCACCATCTATTCAAGCAACTGGTGGTGATTCTAATATTAATTTAAAAGTTGGACCTAAAGGAACTGGTTTAATTGAAGTTCTTGGTGCAGATAATCCAGGTTCAATTCAACTTAACTGTGAATCTAACTCCCACGGGATTAAACTTACGTCACCCCCACATAGCTCTGGGCAGTCGTATGAACTAAAATTCCCAACTGGAAATGTAACAGCAGACAGATTTTTAAAAGTAGCATCAGTATCTGGTTCAGGTACAACGGGTGTTGGACAACTATCTTTTGCTGAAGTATCAGGTGGTACTTCATGGCAAGCAGTAAAAACTTCTACTTTCACAGCAGCAGCTGGTGAAGGTTATTTTGTAAACACAACAAGTGGTGTAATAACAATGAATTTACCTGCAGGAAGCATAGGTGATGAAGTTGTATTCATAGATTACGCAGGAACTTTTGATTCTAATACTTTTACGATATCTGCAAATGGTTCGGAAAAAATTCATGGATCAACGAATGATTTAACAGTTTCAACAGAAAGAGCAGGAAATACTTTAGTGTATACAGATTCTACGCAAGGCTGGCTGCTAAAGAATAATTAATCATGGCTACATATAAAGATATTGTTGGGACGGCAGTCCGAAATAATGCAGGTAATATTCCTACTGCAGAAACAGGACAGGTATTTTTTGATAGCACAAATATAGATTTTAAATATCAGTTTCCAAATTTATTATCATCTTGGAGAACTGGTGGATCTTTAAATACTGCTAGAATACAAATGGCGGGTTGTGGTGAATCTTCTACAGCAGCTTTAGCATTTGGAGGAGAGGTTCCAGGTTCTTTTAGTGCGTTAAATGAATCTTATAATGGCACAAGTTTTACAGAAGTTGGAGATTTAAATGCTGCTAAAGAGGGCTTAGCTGGTGCTGGATCGCAAACATCAGGTTTAGCAGTGGGTGGAAAAACAAGTATTCCTACGACTGTTGGTCAAACAGAATCATGGAACGGATCGGCTTGGACTGAAGTTGCAGACTTAAATACAGTAAGACATACTCTTGCTTGTACAGGTGAAACTAATACAGCGGCAATAGCTGTTGGTGGTCTT